CATGTGGGAGAGAAGTTCTTCCTTAGTCACGTAGGACTTCGGAATTTCCACACGTAGCTCGGTGAGTGTGTGTTGCACTTTACTCAGAGTGTTGGTCATCTCGTCAAGATTTCTCTTACCTAGGTAGAGAATGACCGAGAGTATAAAACCAGTCAGTGGGCCGGCGATCGCAAAGATAACGTGTAGCGGCATCACCCGGGCAGACCAGAACCACCTTCGGCGAGACGTTGTTTAACCGAGTCCGGAAGAGCCGACTCCAGACCCATTTCTTTGGCGATACGGATGATGTTGCGCATGATCTGACGTTGATTGCCACCGGCACGACCGACGGCGTGCCAAGCTGCTTTTACGTCGGTGGCGTTCGAGATCGGGAAGCTGGTGCCTGGACCGGCAAATTTGCCCTTGATCTCGCCCGATTTCAATTCCTTGCGCTTCTCAGTGCTCCACTCACGGTACTCAGCGTCCTCACGCTTTTTATTCCGACAGGAGGCACATGTACCACAGGAGCAGCCCTCGTCGAAAGTAGGCATAAACGAGCCCATCGCAAGGTACTCATCCTCCTGCTCGGAGAACACGTACTCCTTGGACTTCAATTCGCGATGTTCCACAGCGCGGAGGGTGCGACGGCCCATGATCTCACTCATAGCCTGACCGCCGTCGGCGTACTCATTCATATCGCGATTGATCAGGTTCACCCTGCTCTCGCGACGCTCCTTATGACTGGCGAGCCGAAGCTCATTGTGATCGGCCTTACCGATGGTCATGAAACCCTCCTTGTTGACACCAGCACCCCACTTACGGCGCTCGCGATTTTCTTTCTCCAGACTAGGATCAGATTGAGCGTTGGAGGCGTTGATCATGCCACCAACGCCGGGCAAAACTACGCCGTCCATGTGATGTCAGAAACTAAACCGTTTTTACCCTCAATCTTCAGCTTCGTCAGAGAAAAGGAGTTCCTCAATCAGTGTGTCGATTTCCTCATCAGTAAGTGTATCCTCATTGCCATCCTCGTACTGAGCGGTGATATCCTCCTCGTACTCTTCATCATACTCGCCATCTTCGTCGTCATCGACGTGGTACATGATTGGGGAGGTTTCGAGTTTGTTCTTGCCGTCGGGATACTTCCACAGGTCGACTGAGCCGTGCCACGGCGAGGTGTTGCTTACCTGATTTGTAGGTAAGCCTGTCACCTGATCGATGTCCATCTCGTCAGGAGTGAGTTGCATCTCGTAAGCTTGTTGGAGAGCTTCAAGTGCTGTTGGGTCAAAGTAACCGTTCATTGTTTCTTACCGTTTTTGTTGTTAGGTTGGCCGGCGTTGGCACCGGGGAGATAGGGGTCAATTTTGGGCTTATTTTTTCGCATGTCCTTGATCACCCGGTGAGTGCCCATTCCCACACCGAGCATCTTTTCCTGAAGGTCAATGTGTTTCCTCTGCTCCTCAAATTGTTGTTTTTGCTGCTCGAGCTGTGCCTGCATCTCCTCGTCAGCCATCCGCTGGTGAAGACGGTGGAGCCCACTGTGAATGTTTGGGTGAAGTTTTTGTCTGCAAATTCCGTCAGGGTGGACCTTGGATTTGCCGCAGGGGACTGTATAGTCAGTAGGGGAAGCCATTACGCGCCTCGACGTATTTGAAGACTGGGATCGTTCCATGTTGGTGCGTTGTTTCCGACTTGGGTTTGCTTTCGAGGTTTAGGGGAGCTTTTTTCGTGCTCCCTCATATCTCGAATCATGACGTCCCTCATTCGCCGTAGATGTTCCTGTGGAACTGTACAGTACTTAGACTTACAGTGGGAGCGGTAGAGGTGAGAGACGTGTGATGGGTCGTCGGCCTGTTTGAAGAAATTCCAGATGGCGAGAGTCTGGGGATCAGCCAGACTCAGCCTCTTCGGTTCTGAGAATGACTCGCCGGTATCCACCTTTGCCTGCGACGGTGGTGGGTTGTTGTCCTTGTTAGTCACTCCCTTGTCACCAAGATATGGCAATGCGGGTGCCATAACCATCGCGTCAAGTTCGTGAGGTGCGGAGCGATTCCAGCGAGTCGATGTTCTCATCAGTCGTCAAGATCTATGAAGAGGTGGTTAGATATTCCACGTGATTTTTGGTAACGGGCGAGTGGTCCGGGAGTTGAGATGAACCCCGTAACTGTACACATCCGTCTTTTCGCGTTGGTAACTCGACACCCCTTTCGACCACCTGCGCCGGTTTTACCTCCCCTAGAGTTTCCTTCTTTCACTCTTTCTTTGTTTTGGGGATCGTGTACTCCTTTTTGTTTCTTAACCGCCGCGTTTCCGGCGATTTGCGCGGAGTTCTTTCGTATCTCCACTGGTTTATCGTGGTGATTTTCGAGAGCGGTGGCGAGGTAGATGTGTTCAGGATTCTCACACCATCCGTTAACACTGTGGTGTTCGCAGAGGTGAGCGCAGTGAACTTTCGCCGACAACCAGGTTTGAGAATCGTACTTCAACCCTAGTTTCTTCGCCAACGCCTCTCTCCCTCTTCTTTTCCGAGTGAGTACACCCACACTTTCGTCCACCACACAAGGTGTACTTAAGTCGATGTGTACAGTTCTCTCTTCACGAGGTAACTTAATGTACTCACTTACGTTCATCGGTTTACGTCGTTGTTTGGTTAGTATAGAAGTGGGGGATCAATCGTCGTAGCGATCTAGAATGTGGGCGATGACCGAGTTGCGGACAATGTCCTCCTTATGGAACTCCAGGATTCCCACGTCTTGGAGGTGTCTCAGTCTATAGATGGCGTCAACCAGACCGTTTTCACGGCGGAAGACGTCGAGGTCTGCCTGTTTGGTGTCTCCGATCAACACCATCTTACTCTCGGACCCAACGCGGGTGAGGCAAGTCTTTACATGAATCGGAAGGAAGTTCTGAACCTCGTCGACGATGACAAAGGCCTTGTTGAGTGAACGTCCACGGATATCTTCGAGGAGTAGCGGCTCGACGATTCCCTTCTCCAGCAGGTAGTTAGCGGCTCCATTTGTTCGGCAACAGACTGGAATGTTATCCAGTATTGGCCCGAGTAGTGGGGCGATCTTTTCGCTCATATCGCCTGGAAGTGCTCCACGTCCACGTTGAAATTCTACTCCAACGTCTGAACGTACATAGACCACTTTGTCGAAGTCGCCTTTGGCGACCAGGCTCAATCCGGTCCAGAGCGCAAGGAGGGTTTTGCCCGTTCCTGCTGAACCGTGAGCGATAGTGACAGTATTGGTTTTGATGAGGCGGTTGAACTCCTCCTGTCTGTGGGTCTGGAACTTCACGGGGAGGATATCCATCCCACGTGATTCGTAACCCATCTTTGTCTCGATCATCTCGACTTGACGACGGAGCTTTCTCTTTTCTCTAGCGCTAACCGACATATAATAAGGGAAAGTGAAACTCTTGGGGATCTCACACTGTGAGAGTACTTGGGTCTTAAGCCACTCACCACCTCCTGTACGGTTGAGGCGGAACATTTCTCATACGAGAGATGCGGTCGTGATAGTTTTACCCGTTTAACCATCCCACTCTACACTTCGCGTCCGTCCTCTCCTCCCTCGCATAATCCTCTCCGCAGTTGTCTCTACCACGTCCCCTGTCTCCACGTTCCACCCCTCAGCTCCGAGAGAGCGACGTCCACTCTTGTTCAGTGTGGAGAACACACCACTCTCATCGACTCCCTCACGGCGTGTCGAACCAAGGAACTTACGGTGGGTGATGATGCTCTCCGCCAACATTCTGTTGCCCTGATCCATGTGCTCGAGGTAGTAGTGGAGCGACCACACCACAGAGTCAGTTCTATCATCGTGGGCCACGTATGGGAACTGTGTGATTTCGCGAATGAATGGGTCGCACCACGGTCCGTCAACGAACTGAACACGATCCTGTTCGAATAGGGGAGACACGGCTTGAAGACGTGTGGTTTTTGACTTCAACGGCTTGAACTCCTCGATGGGGATCTTCGCCTCACGCCGCAGAACCTGAATCAGGGACTGACCCGAGGCCGCCTTCTCAATGCAAAGGACACGGGCATTGTAGAGACGGTAGAGATGTTTCACCGCCTCGATGAGATCCGGAAACGCCCATCTTCCGGTCACGATCTCGATGATATACACCTGACTCGGATCTTCCTTATTGATTCCAGCGACGCACACGGCTGTCTCGTCAGCCATCTCCCGCTCGGAGAAAGCGCAGTCGACGGCGAGCCATGTTACGTCAAATGGTGGGGCTTCGTCCTTATCGACGACATGAACCCAACTGGGCTTGATGATCTGTCCCTCGTCAGCGGCCGGTACACCCTGATATAGAGCGGCAAACTTAAAGCTCCCCATCGCCCGCTTCTGCGATAGGAGCATGTCCACGGTGAAGGCGGAGTTCGCCGGCCAATGTGACTCACCCTGCTGTCGACCGAGAGGATCATTGACCACGTCCTCACATAGACCTTGGATGTTGATCCACCGCCAACCAAACTTATTCTCCTCCTCGTCGTACAGCCCATCCTTCTCCATGAGGATGCCGTGAAGGTCCTTCTCGTGGAATCGAGTCGCGATCACCATCTGACACCAGTGGTTCGTTCGGCGAGTGGACGCCTGTTCCTCCCACCAACTTGACAGCGTGTCCATCGCTGTCTTCGAGTCGGAGGACTTGAGGGGGTCATCGATCACCATAGCCCCCACACCGGGGGATTCCATGTCAGTGGTTCCAGCCGTAAATCCGGTGAGCACCCCACCGACAGACGTGGCGAGGATGTAACCCCCGCCCATAAGATCGTACTTGGAGTCGGGGTTGAATCCGAGGAACTCGGGAAACACCTTCTTGAACCCGGGACTCTTCATCATCTGCGCCACCTCTCGATGGAACTTCTGTGACAGAAGTTGACCGTAGGAGGCGATAACGTGCTGAGTTTTCTGATCGCGACCGAGAAGCCAAGCCACAAACATGGTCGCCAACATCGACTTCCCCGAACGAGGAGGACAGGAGACGATGAGTCGGCGTTGGCGACGCGTGGCGAGGTCCTCGAATGCTGAGCCGATGATCTCATGAAAGGGCGCCACCTGTAGGTCACCCGCTTTCATAATATCACAAAAGGCGAGGAAACAGTCCCTCGCCGCCTTATGTTTGAACTCGTGGATGATGCTTTTTGGGGCCTCTAACAACTCGAGTTCGCGAATGCCCCGTTGGTATTTTCTCCAGCTCGAGTGCTCCTCAAGTTGATCAACGTGGGTTATGATTGGTCTCATGACGAGAATTTCTTGAGCAAATCATCAACTTTGGATGTGTACTCTTTGGCGAGCTCCTTCTCGCTTGCTCCCTCTTTCGGAGCTGTAAGATCAACGATATCAGAGCACAGGTCGCGGTGTGTCTTGATCGCCGAGTTGAAGATGCTGATGAGATCGCGTATTCCGGCGTCAGGGAGAACATCCTGAAGGTAGCCTAACGCCTCATTTGCGACTTGAAGGGCGTCCTGAGCCAGAACTTCCTTGATCTTGAGAATGTCTTCGGTCTTTTTCATCGTGGGAATCGGCGATTGCAGCAGCCTCCCGCGCCCGGAAGTGGGTGCGAGTTTGTGGGCCGCTGATTGATCATGGCTAGGATCTGCCTAGCGCGCGAGGGGTCTCCCTGAGCGAGCGCTTGGTAGTACTGCGCCCAAAGTTGAGGATTCTCTTTCATAGTTCTCGGACTCTAATAGAGCCTCATAAGTTTCATCCCACTCCTCGGAACAGTTGTCCGCGAAGAAGAATGAGAAGCACAGCGGCGGTTTCTGCTTTTTCATAGAACTTTTACCCGTTACGGACAGATGTCGGTGCGGCAGGTTGGGCAACCCAATTTCCACAATTCGTTGACTGAGGTGTATTGTAGAGATGTCTCCTTCATCCAGCCTCTTCCTACGGGCGACTGTTGGATCATCACGTATCGGTCAGGTCCAGCCTGAATGTACACGTGTGGGAGAACGCCGACAACAATGCCACCGTCCACCATCCTCTGTGCTGCCTCAGGGTTGGTGGGGTCAGTGTAGACTGGCTGAGCGTTGCTGAGGACCACTGCCAAGATTCCGGTTTGAGTGGACATTGTCCAAGCGTCCGTCAATACGGAACGACCGCGATTCTCGTTCGTGATATTTCCAATCGTTGAGCGCCACAGTTCGATCTGATATCTCATGAGATACTGTGGGAATCCGTCGATGTCATTGAGACCGCAATATTGAACCTCAGCGATGGTTTCGTTCGTCTCAATCTCGGTGATGGCGACCATAATCTTATTCCGATCATCACCAAGATACTGACCGGTCCAAGTGATTCGCACCCGGTCGATTAGTTCTGCGGGCAGGAACACCTGATTCCTGTCGCAGTGATACACCATATTTCCGCTTCTGGTGACCTGATTCTCCCACTCAATACTTCCGCCATTTCCACCATCAGCCTCTACGACGTCGGCACAGGAGCCGTCGGGAAGTGCAGGAACAAAGATCCGACCCTCATCATCAATGACACCAGCGAGGGGGAGATTGGTTCGGGTGTATCGACCTGGGAAGATTTGTGAACAGTCACCACGCTGCACACAGGGGTCAAGAGCGACGTAGGGAACCGTCTCGGAGATGGTGATCTGCCAGATTTGAGTGTAGGTGTATTGACTATTTTCTGTGATTCCAGTGAATTGTTCGCTCTGGAGGGTGAATGACTCGGCGACAGCCACACCCGCGTCACCCGGCACTCCATTCACCAAAGTGTTGAGAGCGCCGGCCAATAGTTGTGTAGCGAAGTCGTGACCGGAGCTCGTGAGATAGTTCTGACATGAGAAGTTCAACTCGAAAGTGAGCGCTCTCTCGTATACAAGGGGAATGCGAGTAAGCACATTGAAGAACGAACTCACATACCGCACTACAATGTTGTTAGTGTCCTGGACCACCCCTTCTTTGTCGATGGCGTCAGCGAGACGTATTACGTTAACACTGAGCGGGATCTCCGGTGAGGCGATCAGCGCGTCGCAAATATACTGCTCGATGCGAGAGATGGTGTAGAGCTGCATAGCTTAGAAGGGGAGCCGAGGCTCCCCCATTACGATCAGAATGTGCCGCAATTAATGATGCCAGGGATGTTCTCAGCATCGATGGCGATTTTGCCATCGTAGGTGATGTACATTCCGGCGCCGAGAGCCATTGGCCCGTTTTGGGTGTAGATCTCGTATTGAGCGTCCGAAGGAGGGGCAGGAGGAGTAACAGTAGCCATGAGGAACCTCAGAACTTGATAAAGTATGTAACAGTTGCGCTAACCGGTTTAGTCTCAATACCACCCGTATTGCCGACGGGGGTCCGATTTTGATCGGAGGGGAATTTCACCTCGACATCTCCAGCGCCACTACCCGAGCTAGCTCCGGTTTGCTGGAAGGTTGGAAGCGCCCAGAACAGCCTGTTGTTCTTGAAGCTAGTTCCTGCCAAGTCACCCGTGTTCGTTGTGATAGTGTGATTGTGTGCGTAGAATGAACCGGTCGAGTAGGTGCCCGTTGAGCCACCATTCGCTCTGGCTCCATTCTCCATGTTAACCACGCCGCTGATGCTCGAACCGCGCAGGAACACACCTCGCAGGTCGGGGACGTTGAAGGTCGTGGAACCGTCTCCGGCACCCCAGCGTGTTCCGATAGCAGCAAACAGGTCGGCATATTGTGTGCGGCTATATGGCGCGCCATTGCACCAAATATAACCGTCCGGTGTGTAACCTTCCTGAGCGAAGGTTATAATTGTTCCAGGAATTACCAGGAAGTTCGGAAGTGGTTCGGCAATCTGAGCAGAGCCAGAGGGAGACGACGCCAGTCTTGGGCGGGTGTAGGTAATTGTTTTACCGAAAGCCGCACCGTTCAGGTTGATGGAGCTGCTGAGGGTGGAAGTGTTCGCCCCGGAGGCAACAGTGAGAGTCGACCCCGTATTAAAGATTACTTGAGAATTAGCGTTGATGTTGATGTCAGCGCCACTCGAAACTTGGGTGTTCGAGGCCAATATCACTCCGGCACTGCCAGTGATAGAGATCGCACCAGTGGTAGTAAGAGAACCATTGATCTGGGAAACACCGTTCAGTTGGGACACCCCTGTCACCGTCAGATTATTCTGAGCGGTGATGGGACCAGTGATGGTCACTGTGTCGGCGGCGCTGTTTCCGAACGACATGTTGCCACGGAAGTCAACATTGCCGTCGGCACGCAGACCGCCAGCGGAGTAGATACTGGTGGCGGAGCTCAGAGCGTCGGTCACCTGCAGTGTTCCACTCACGGTGGCGTTGGCGTTAACTGCCACAGGTGAGGCGAATGTCGAGGTGGCGTTGACAGTCAGGGTATCACCCGAAGTATCACCGAGGGTGGTGCTGCCATACACATTGGCGTCACCGTTGCAGTTCAGCTGAGACACCACACCGTCAGCTTGGGTGGTGTAGATCAGAGGGAGCTGAACGGTCAGAGCTGTTTGAACGTCAGTGGCGGTGATGTCACCACCCGGAGTAAGGGTGACATTGGAGGCGGGGATAGTGGTGTTGCTGTAGTCCACCAGAGACCAACCGTTGCCTGTGCTCACCAACCAGTCGCCAGGGTTGGCGTCACCCGTCGGGGCGGGAGGAGTCAATGTGCCGCCAATTTGAACGAGCACGTAGTAGTCAGCGTTGCCAACGGCAGCGGCAGGCAGAGGGTCCCCCGCGACGAAACCGGCAGTTGTACCAGCTGCGGTCACGGATGAAACTAGATTGGCCTGCGCGTCGTAGGTGCCGGCCAGTGTGACAGCACCAGGAACTGGAGCGGCATTGAAGATAGACTGCTGCCAACCACCGCCAGGATTGGTGGATGGGCCGATCGTATTGCCCAGAGTGTCGGTATAGACGTTTGAGCCATTACCGAGATAAACAAACCCATCAGCCACGTTATAGGCAATCTGACCGGCGAGAAGGTCGCCCGGTTTATTGCCAGCGGTGAGACTGTGGAGGTTTTGGATAGTTGTTGCCATGCTTACGTAAGTGAAGACTGCTTCAATTTGAAGTTTCTGTGGCTTGTTTGTAGGGTGGTTTTACCCTCCATCAAATAGAGTGATTGGATGGAGGGCGACTGTGTTCCGTCAATCGATGCAGATAATGTTACACACTGGATTCCCGATGCGAACAGATCCAGAGCGGCCGTCTGTCCGAACAAAACGGAAGGTCTGGTTGCCGCCCGTATTGTTCGAATAGATGAAAGAAATGCTGGTTCGCGGACTCGCAGCATAAGCATTTAGGCTTCCCACCTTAACATCAATCTCAGAAGCTGGGCTAAGCTGAGTGCCGTTTGTTAGCATTGGCATAATTGTGAGTTCGCCATTAGTCGTAATGTTTCCACCCCCGTCAAGCCACAGAAGCACCTGAAGATCCAGAGTAATGAAGAAAGTCCCAGAGCTGATAGTGAATTCTGTACCGTTGAATGATCCAGTGGCTGCGGCCGTAATACGAGCGGGGCTGATTGGAGTGTATTCAATATCGACGAAGTTAATCCACTGGCCGTTGGAGATGTCTTGACCGAGACCAAGTTGGCTTGTGCGAGAAGCCCTCATTGACCAGTTGGTATCCGGATAGCTCCATATTGGTTTGGAGAACGACCCAGAAGAGGTCAGAACTTGCCCAGGGTTTCCGAAGGTGAGGCCATCGAAAGATATTGAGCCGAAGGAGTTGGAGAAGAAACGGACCCCACCAGCACCGTCGGACAGGGCCACAGTCTGGAACATTCCAGCAGTGCCGCCGTAACCACCGATGAAGGTATTGTTGTTCCCAGTTGTGAGGTTTACGCCAGCACCTGAACCGATGGCGATATTCTGAAGACCCGAAGTGTTATCGCGTCCTGCATTGAAGCCGATGAATGTGTTACCAATGCCGCTGGTGGTCTTTCCTCCGGCATTCGAACCTACGGCAGTGTTATTGCCACCGCTACCCGAGGCAGCGCCTAGAGCAAGGTAGCCGACACCGACGTTGTTGTTTCCAGTTAGGCCGAGAATAGCGTTCGTACCGATACCAATGTTCCGTTGGATATTTGTGGTTTGGTTGCTCATGGCTGAGTAGCCGATGGCCACGTTATCCAAGGAGGCTACCAGAGCGTTCTCGAGAGACGTGTAACCCACCGCGACGTTGCGGCTAGAAGATGTAGCACCTACACCAGCGGGGAAAGCGTTATAACCCAGGAGGGTGTTGTCTTTGCCAGTCGAACTATTGCTGTATCCGTAGAGAGTCCCTTCAGCGATCGGAGTGGCTGGCGTTCCGCCACCGCCACCAGCTGGTTCCCATGTGGGTTGGGCGCCGGCTCCTTGAGCGGTGAGAACGTACCCTAAAGTCGGGGTTCCACCTCCAATCGGACCCCATGCGGGAGGACCCCCGTTTCCGAGGGATGTTAGGACCTCAAAACCATCTCCGTAGTTAGCTCCTCCGACTCCCCAAGCGCCGACATCGTTGATCTTCAATCGAAGGACGCCATTTCCTGTCGAGAGGTAGACGTTATCGTCTTCTCCGATGTCCCCGCCATAGCCACCGAGAATGACGTTACGCTGCTCAGTTGTGAGCGACATTCCGGACTGGACTCCAATAGCGGTATTGTTGCTACCTGTGGTGAGGCTAAACAGCGATTGGAAACCGACACTGACATTGTTCGATGCGCCCGTTCCATCACCTGAAGCCGCGTAGCCAGCGCCTGCACCGACGAAGGTGTTACCTTGGCTCTCAGTCAGAGACGTGCCAGCCGCTGTACCGATTAGAGTGTTGGCGAGACCGGTGGTGACGGCTCCACCAGCGTAGAGGCCGAGTGCCGTCGTGAACGTAGTGCCGTTAGCGTCTGTGAGGCCGACGACTGTTCCCTCTGTGGTTGGTGTGGCGGGACTTCCACCACCACCACCTGTGGCGTTGATAGTTACAGTGCCGAGACCATCGATCGGATCAATGGTAACATTTGTTCCCGCGACAATTTGAGTCACACCCCCCGGAGCACCAGCAGGACCTTGTGGACCCGTCGCTCCAGTGGGACCAGCGGGACCGGTCGGACCTTGAATTGGTCCTCCGTCCACCCAGGTGTTACCGGCATCGTAAATCCAAATCGACGCCGTGCTCTCAACGTAATATGCATATCCCTGCGTAGAGGGAGTAGGCAATGCTGCGGGATCGGCTACAGAACCTTGAAAGTCGATTCCGAGACCAGGCTGTCCTTGAGGACCTTCCGGACCGACGGGACCTGTAGGACC